CCCACTATTACCCGAGTCGGGTAATAGCCCGCAGAGTACTAATCAGTACTCAATCAAACGTCTTTGGCAAGACGTTCGATCCCAGCCCATTTGATACGGAACGTATGGGCACGTTCTTGGCCCTCATACAGATCAGTCTGATACTGGTCTGTACGGTCATGATTCTCAAGGAACCATTTCAAAAGCCCTGACTCCCCGTCTACTTTGTATTTCGTAGACTGGGGCTTCGCTTTGGGATAACGTTCCTCCCAGTATTGGAGATCGGAATTCCACCGACCCCTCCAAACTGGGCGAAGAACAGTATCGAGTGCCATCGCAGAGAAGGGTACGTTGTCTTCTTTCGGAATACGCCGATGAGGCATTTTCGGAAAGACACTACTCATTACTGAATCAACGTATTTCACAGTACGCCAAAGACCGGCATTGTAACACCGGTTCCTGAAGTCTGTGAAACGATTGATGAGGGCTGCATCGTGACGTGAGGTTGGAACCTCCGCTCGGAGTCTAACGACAGACACATCGTGTCCGTTGAAATACTCCTTCCCGCAAGATTCTCGGAATTGTCCATTCCAAAAAGACTTGCGCGCGTTGATCTTGAAGCCAAAGGCTTCTAGAAGACCAACAACGTCACCTACCTTGCCTACGGGGACGACGATGTCGTCGCCGTAGACGCTGACGGAGCCGTGCATCGCACGGATCCGAGGGAAATGCTGAGCATACGTTCCCATGCAAGCAATGATTGTGAAAATCATAGCTTCAATAGGGAACGTAAGCGCTGACCCCATAGAAGCGAACTTGGCGAGATGAACAATCTCGCCATCCAGGTTCGCTCTTGTCGACCGCGTCGCCATGACGTAGTCGCGCAGATGTGGGTGATACCGGAAGAGCTCCTCAGCTAATTCGGTATGTACACGATCAGAAGCTTCGCTCAAATCGAGCGTAGCGAGATGACCAGAAATAGACCCTTCAAGGGCCAACTTCTGGTTTCTCTCTTGATCTGTGAAACCCAGAACACCAGACAAGTCTGAGTGCTCCACACCAGCGTACATCTCACGCTTGAGACCTTGCTGTGCGAACTGCACAGTTGAGGGCTCAATCGCGATAATACGTGGTGTCTTCTGCGTTTTTGGCACACAAACAACCCTGACGGGGAGTTCGTGCTGTGGGGGCACAAGCTCACGGGTAAAACTCGGGCTATTGGAGGCATACATCTCTTGAGGGAAAACCTCTTGGAGACGTTCCGTCCAGTAACCAAAGTCCCAGCGTTCCAGATGGTTGAGACCATCTGAGACAGCGCCGGGCCCATGACGAGGAATGAGCTGATAATTCGCGACCAAGGTCTCGAGTTTATCAAACACATTCCCGAACAGATGGAGAGTCCATTCGTTGAATGAACGCCACAGGGTGGGAGAGATCCCATCCATGTAGTGCTCCATAAGTTGCTTGTCAGTGTTGATGAACTGCTCTTTTGCACGTCGTATCCTTTCGGGGGTACAGTCGCGCTCAAGTTTGCTTGTCAGGTAACAAACCTGACGCACCGCCCAGATGGACTCCGGGTCGGGATTCATCAACAAATTCCCATCATCAGAGAACACACAAGAGAGGAAACCTCGCATGAATGCGGGGAGACCTCCATGGTGCCGGAAACCGGAAACCATGTGTCTTGGCCAGGAGCCTTCGGATAAGCCTGTCTCAAGGGCTTTACCGAATTCTGGCAGGGTGATCGTGAGGAACGAATCACCTTCGTGTTCCCAACGGGACAGTAAAGTATCACTGTCCCGCTGCACGTTGATAGCGCAGTGTAGTCCTACATCCTGTAGGACTGCCAGATGGAGAGTTACCAGGCTTTTCATGACCCCTCCTTCACGGGGGTGGTACATCCAGCCGATAACTTATCCGATCAGCGCTTCGAAGCAACCAGAATGAATCCTCCGAGACTCACTGTTGTGAGAATACAGATGGAAACAATCATGAGAGCTTCGAGTGCGCTCACTTCTCCCCGCCCAAGATCTTCTTGAGCAGGGCCTTGGTCGAAGCCTCAAGGGCGTTCGTGAGAGCGTCGTAGAGAGCTTCGACCTGGGCCTCCGTCACCCCGTAAGGGATGGCAAGGGAGACCGCCGCAGAGGGCTGTGCCTGCGACACGAGGCCAGTGATGGCATCGGTCACATTCACAGTCTGCACGAGACTCGTGGAACTCCTCTGAGTCTTGTTCTTGTCGAC